CCAGTATCGCCACCAACATTGACAGGGTTTGGTGCCGTAGCTGGTGCTCCTCCACCAGAGGCAGCCGCGCCACCGCCACCACCAAACGACTGGTTTTTGATTGCTGAAACTTGAGCGACATCTTTCACTATTGAGCCGGTCGGTATTGGTGACATTCAATACCCATCTAGCGGAAAATTGGCAATAGGCAAAGAGGGTGTTAGCTTTATTCGTGTCGGCGATTCTTTTACTGTTGTGCGCAATTTGTACGGAGTTGTCGAGGAGCACAAAGCCGGTGACCAGGTTCAGTTGATTGGTGAGTTTTCCAGCCAAACGAGCGCCGACATTATTTACGATCTGCTTGTTAATTACACAAATTTAGACGCTAGCTACATAGACAAGGATGCCTGGGACAGCGAAGTGTCAAACTATCAAAGCGCGCTCTACTCTGCTCAAATTGCTAAGCCTGAAGCTGTAGATAAATTAATAAATGAGCTAATCGAGCAGTCAGGATTAATATTTCATGCTGATGTTAAAACCAGAAAAATAATCCTCAAGGTTCTACGTCCAGTAGTCGGATCGGTTGATATTTCAACAGATCACATAATCGGGTTTCGGCAAACTGAAAAACAAAATAAGCGAGTTTCGCAGGTGTGGACATATTTCAACCAAAAAAACCCGCTAGAAAAAATCGACGAGCCGTTTAATTATCACTCGGCTCTAATCTCGCCTAGCTCAGAAAATCTTTACGGCACCGAGGTAATTAAAAAAGTTTATAGTCGCTGGATACCGAGCTTTGCAGCAAGCGTTGCACTTGATTTAAATAGCCGACTCTTGCAGCGCTACGTTAATCCTCCGCGTGAATTTTCATTTAGCTTGTTTCGTGATTTCCCCGTAACGCTTGGACAAGGCGCTATTATTTCGCATCGATCAATAGAGAACGCTTTTGGCGATGCCGACCCGCGCCCGACTTACATTACAAAATTGAATTATGGCGCAATAAATAATTCAGTTGAGGCGCAGGAGTTTGTATTCAAAACTTATACTGGTGTGGGTGGTGGTGGTGGCAATATCATTTTAACGATTGACACAAACACGCTTGACGTGAACTTAAAACGTCTTTATGACACTGTTTACGCTTCACTATCCGGCGTTTCAAGCGTTAAGTTTATTGTTAAATCTGGCGCAATAGTCGGCGCATCCAGCCCAGCAATGACGGCGCTAAAGGTTGGCGATTTTGGATCGCTTGTGCCAACGCTTGAAATTGAGGATGGTGCATTTGTTGTTGGCGCAGGCGGCAGCGGGGCAACGATTGGCGCAGTAGATAACGGCGGCGACGCAATTTATGCCGATTATCCAGTCATAATAAATAATCTAGGGGTTATCGGTGGCGGTGGCGGTGCTGGTGGTGGTGGTGCGGTCTCATTCAATTTCAGGATCGGGGCTGCAATAAATATTTTTACTGCCGATAATTCGCCAGGGTGTGCAGGCGCAGGATATAGCACGGCACAGGGGGCAACAATTCCAATAATAAGCGTTTCTGCCCCTGGCAATCTTGAGACCGGACAAACGATTGATGAGGTAAGAGCATACTACTTGCCGGCCGGTATAACTCTTGAAACCGCGCTCATTGGTGAGGGCGGCGAACTTGGGCAAAACGGCTCAGCAGGAAGCGCGAGCGCAGGAGGTTTGGCGGGCAAGGCGATTGTAAATAATGCTAATATTACGTGGACAAACACAGGCGATAGACGCGGAGCAATAACATAATGGCACTTACCAGAGTTCAGAAATTAATTACAGTTGAGGACGTGGACGGGAAATTAATACCAGCCGCGGGCGCCGTTGTTGATGTTCAGGTTCAATCGTCAGGACTGCTAGATTTAATTTACACCGATCGAGATGGAACTACACCGAAAGGAAACCCAATAACGCTTGGCGATGATGGAATGCTAGAGTTTTATTGCTATCCTAAAGTTTTAAAACTTGTTGCCACGCACGCGAGCGGAACAACAACTTACCCTGATTTTTTGGGCGTTGACGAAAAGATAATTAAAGGCCCTCAAGGGGCGCCACAATTTTCCGATGTTGCGGCGATGAAGTCGGCAACACCGCTAAATTCTCGCCCTATCGCGTGGGCCGACTACCTAGGCCGAAAAGTCTCAACAGTCGTACACAACACAACATCAAATACAGGCGGGGCGGATTACGTTATTGTTAACGTTAACCCGGGTAATTTATCAACGCTAGTTGGCGGCATTTGGGTTGGTGCAAACCACGATTTAGGTGGTGGGTTTTATGCAAAACTTAAAACCTACGAAGACTTAAACATTTTCGAGTACGGCGGAATCGCGGATTATGACTACATAACTGAAACTGGATCTGATAACACAGAGGTTATTCAAAAGTTATTTGACATGGCTTTTGTGATCTCTCAGCGTTCCGGTGCGGATGCCGAGGAGCCGCTGGAAACAAACTATAAAACAACCTCGCGAATAGAGATAAATTGCGGCAAAGGTTCTTTTTATGTTGCTGGACAAGTTAATATTCCGGCGCCTGCTAGCGGTACATCTCTTCGTAGCAACATAAGCATGATCAGCACTGGCGCGGCGTTTTCTGGTCAGAGAACAAATAGTTTTTTAAATTATCAAGGATCCGCAACTAAAAACTCATTCACGAATATTACATTTTCTAAATTCTTAAAAGCTATCATTCTCAATACTGGGAATAAGAACGAATCAATGTTTGTTATGAACGAATGTCAGAGCATTGGTAACGATGAGTTTATCGACACAGTCAGCTACACATCTTCACGATCGACAATGATGACGTTTAATGAGTGTACATTCAGCGATACCCGCAGGGTTTTAACCCACTACACAGATCACGCGACATTTAACGACTGCTGGATTTATAGAAAATATGCCGACGCAACAGCACCGTTTTACCTGAGTGGTGACGGGTTGGTTTCTTTTAACGGCTGCTTCTTTATCCCTCATGGGGCGCAAACATTACCAAAAGAACAAGTTAGATTTATTGATTTTGTGTGTGACCCTACTCAGTCGTCAGAAGGTGACCGAAGCGTGAAGTCACTAACAATTAAATCATGCAGATTTAGCTTAGAATCCGCCAGTGGATTTGTATGGGCTTACGATCTCAATGGAACCGATCAGCCGGATGGGCAGCGCAACCAATACTCATCTATAACAATTGAAGACACGTATGTCGGTGGGCTCGGTGGTCAAGCGGCTGTCGTTTACAAACAGGGTTGGCCTGGCAGCGTTAACTTCAGAAATGCTAAATTCTTTGCTGGCGCACTGTGCGCAATTGATGCAGGAAATACACAGCCACCGCTGCCATCAAATCCTGACAGCTCTTATGGTTTCTTATCTCACACAATAACTGTTGACGAAGCTACGCGCGCAACAATGGGGTTTAGCGGTAACGATATACTGCCTCTTAACTTGAGACCCTACCTGTATGACTCGACGAGCCAGACGAGTAAGTTCAAGCGCTCAATCCGAGCGAACATTGACTATCGTTTAAAGTCCGTTGCTGCGCCTGGTGCTGGTGCTAATTTCGTCAAAGTCACGATTCCTATTTATTTTGACAAAACGCGAACAGCCAACACGCCTTGTCGTGACGTGCTCAGTTTTATGGTGACAATTTATTCTGACGCGGCAGGACAAAGCCTTTCTGTTCCCGTATATGCGGCGAGCGCAACAGCGATAGTCACGGTGATTGGTGGTAATGCGTCAGGAACCACAGCGAGACGGATAATTGTCACTCCGCTGCAAAATGCTACTGGAGCAATAGGATATACGTCTAGTGTTATGCCAACGGCGCACTGGGGTACTGGTGACACGGGAAGTGCAGACATTAGTACGTTGACTGGGGACGAGGACAACATAACTTTGGTGTGGGGGAATACTCCTAGCCCAGCATTAGGGTTCGCGTACATACTGCCGCTTGCAGGTAGCAGAAATAACTATTTTGGGGCTAGCTACCAGCAAGGCGCTTGGTAGTATTTATCCGATTAATGACTTTCGCGCCAAATCCGCTTAAAATTGATAAAAACTAATGAGACGCGCACTAATGCGAGACCAACTTTTAGAGATGCTTTTAACACCGGAGGTCAGAGCAGCGATTATGGCAATTATCATAGCGGTATTGCGGATAGCGTATGACGGTCGCGAGACGCGATGGCAGCGCATTGGATTAGAATCGCTACTTTGCGGTGCCATCGGCTACGGCATTAGCTCCGGCCTGAATTATTTTGAGTTACCCAGCGGCGTTAGCGTATTCGCCGGTTGCACGATTGGGTTTTTGGGTGTTGATTTTGTTCGGGCCAAGGCGCGGCAGATCATCAATAAAAAATCGGAGGAGCTATGATTGTAAAATTACTGAAATTTGAGGAGGGATTCAGGCCTCGCCCGTATTACTGCTCAGAGGAATACCCAACGATTGGTTATGGATTTAAAATTGGCAAAAAACGCGCTCCACTGCCTGACTTTAAGTTGCATGAGCCGGTTGCCGCGCTTTGGCTCACTACTTTAGTTGCAGAATTAAAAACAGAGTTATCCACAGAGCTGTTAAATTTAAACGATGAGCGTCAGGCTGTTTTGATCAGCATGGCATATCAAATGGGCGTCGACGGTCTGCGCAAGTTTAAGAACTTTTTGGCCGCCGTTAAGGTCGGCGACTGGAAAACGGCGGCGGCACAAATGGAAGATAGTTTGTGGTTCAAACAAACAAAACAGCGTGCAATTAGGCATCGTGACGTGATGCTATCTGGCTCATTTTTTGGCATTTACAAATGAACAAAACGGTAATAGCAATTTGCGCATTTTGTGTTGTGGCCGCTTATGTTATGGGGCTGCGAATGGATTTGGCAAAAAAAGAGGCAAAATACAGCAAACAACATGCCGATTTGTTATTAGCTCAAATAGCCTCGCGCACGGAGCTAGTTAAAAACCTTGGAGCTCAGGCCAGCGAGCATTACAAAAATTTGGAGATTGCACAGAATGAAATCGACCGTCTTGCTAATTCTGTTGCTGCTGGCACTGGCCAGTTGCACATCAGTGCAACATGCCCAGAACTGCCCACCACCCCCACCCCCAGAGTCGTGGATAATGCAGGCGCCGCCAGACTTACTCGAGCCGCTGAACAAAATTATTTATTACTCCGAAAGCGAATCAGCAAAATAAACGTACAGCTTACCGCCTGCCAAGACTGGGCGCGCACTGTTTCAAATCCTAAACCTTGAGCATTGGCCACGTTGCCGCGCACCCAATCAGCGCGATTACAGCAAGCCATGGCGGAGTGCCGCCGCCAAGCAAATAGTCAAGAATCGCCGCCAGGCTTAGCAAAAAGATAATTACGCTCATAACATCACCAATATTGCTATTAAAGAAATTAGGCCTATCGCCGCAGCGTAGGCAATGATCGTGATTTTTAGTGATACGCTTTGCTGCTCGCCAATCATAGAGCAGAACTTGCATGCGCCATCGATTGGTGGGCTTGGCAATTTGCATTTTTTGCAGATTTTCATTTTCATTTTTAACCTCGATTATTTTCGATTAGCGTACAGCGCCGATTTGACTTGATTTTTAACTTCATGGCTTGCGGTAGGCTGTTCTTCTTCAACCTCTTTAATGCGCTCGCGACGATCTAAATAAACGCACTCGGCTGCCAGCCTTATAATCAGGCAAAAGATCGCTACCAGCACCACAAACACCGACGCGGGTTCGATGTAAATCGAGAGGCCCATAATTATTGATAAAATAACTGTTAGCGTTGCTTGCGCCTTGAATGTTTTTGTTAATTTCATAAATCACCTCTTGATTTTGCACTGCGTTATTGCCTTGCCGTGTGTTTATTATATACACACATCAAGGCTCATGCAATACCGTTCGTCGTCTTTAAAAGGTAAACGCATCAGCTATAGAAAACGCCCGCATTAATTCAGACAAAAACAACTTTAGCTCTAGAGTCATAATTGAAAATTCAGCATCAAATTCTTCGGCGGCGGTTTCTGGGTTTCTATCTCCAGCCCTATCTAAAATTTCTTCGCCAAACTTAAGGCGCTTTATTGAAAAATCACTATCAATAACACCAGTTATATTCCCCTGCCATTCAAACGCCAGTTTAGAAACAACCATGGCGCTGTGAATATGGCTGAGCACTTCCTCGGCGGTTAGGTCTTGTCGTTTGCATCGAATGATCCGGTCGTCTTTTGACGCCCGCATCTCGCATTCATCGCCGAGCACAAAGCCATCATCGGGTGAGTCCAGCAGCCACGCGGTAAGTATGCTGGTCGCTGGCAATTTTGCTGTAACTGGCACGCAAGGTAGTGACCCAATCGCCTCACGCAATGCACTCAACATCTCTTCTGCACGCGATGCTGATGCGGTATTAACAACGATCAGCTGCTCTTCCATCGCAATATATGCGTAATCGATTGAGTTTTTAACAAAAGCTTTTGGCAGCAACTCAAAGATTAATTCGTCCTTTAAACCATCGCGCTCTTTGCGGCTCACGCGGCGGCCTTCTTGCTCGCTGATGTGCTGAATTTTTTCTTCGAGCGCTTCACGAACCACGCCGGACGGCAGGATTTTTTCTTGGCGTTTTAAGGCGACCATGATGTAACCAGGAATAGCATGCACCAGTAATTCGCCATGGCGACCGAGCGGCGGCACAAAGCCTTGGCGCTTTAGATCAAGCTTGCCACAAGGGTTAAAGACATGAGCCGCGAGGTGCTCGTTTAGCTCTTCGGGAGAGTGCGCAAATGGTTGAGTTAATTGGTAGAGTCGAATGTTTTTAAACCACATGATTTTTAATCCTTATTCATATTGATAATAATTAGCAAAAATAAAATTGCGCAGGTGATAGATGAGCCAAATAAAAAACCAGTAAAGAATTCTATGTCAAAAATTAGAGTGAGAAATTCAATTAACGTAAGATCAAGAATATTAATCACTTGCATTAACCGCCTCGATCACGTCATTAGCGGCGCTTTCGGTTTCGCAAATTTCAATGATGCGCTTGAATCCGCGCTCTCGAACTCCGAACTTGCCAATGTCTTCCGCTGATAGCGACGCATTAAATGCGAGCGTTGCCGGCGTTATTTCAACCGCTTCTAAATTAAATTGTTTCATTTTCTAGCACCTCCGCCGCCCGACCGCGAACGTATTCGAGCAAATTAATAATGTCCACTTCGTAAGAAATAGAGTTTGAATTAGTTGGCCACGAGCAGGCCTTTTTTAGCAGTACCATTGCCGTCTCGTCGTCGCCGAAAATCCCCATGAATTTGTCGAGGTCGTCAAATGACTCGCTAGACCAAAAATCATCTAACTGCTCAGTTTGAGAGGTTTCGTTTATTTCGTTTACGTGCTCATCGCCGTGGCATTTGTCAATGCTGCCAGCGATTGCGTTAACGCGGCTTGTTAGTGTTGGTATCATGAGGCCCCCATACAAAAAAGAATTCATTAGATTTTTGCGCTTCCTGTGATACGGATAATGTCAGCACGCCATCAACAACCCGAATCTGGCAGCCGATGGAATCAGCAAACTTCATCAGCGCGCAAACGGTTGTATTGTCTGGAATATTAATCAGCATTTTTTGCCTCCAGTTTATTAATTTGAGCATCTAATTCATGCAGTTTTTTAGACGTTTCGTCGGCGAGTTGTGCGCGTCGCAATTTGATTGCCTGCAATTCTGCGCTGCCGTTCAGATAATCGCAGGGCACTGCAAACTCAACCTCTGCCACAGCGACATCAATGTATGAATTTGAAATTGGTTGCATCGGCATACCGGTAATAATGAAATTTTTCGCTTCAGTGCAATAAACCAGATAGGCCGTTTTCTTCATTAACTCGACGCTCATAGATCACCCGTATTGATTTTGTTAGTTAATATTTCACAGAATTTTTCTAGGTTCTGTGCGCTCATTTGGCGGCCCCATTTATTCGCCGGTTGCTCCCAGCTCATAAACACACGCTGATTTGTACCCATCAACTCGCCAGCCTGCTTTTGCGTTAGTCCTGCCAGCGTGCGAAGGTCTTTAACTTCGTCGGCTGTTGGGGTTGTGCCTTTCAGTGCTTTGATCATGCTGCGCACTGCTATTGATCGCGGTGTTTCTTTCATCTCTCAATCCTGCTTGTGTTTGTGCGTGTTTATTATATACACACATCAAGGCTCATGCAATGCCGTTTGTCGGGTTATTTTCTACACTCGCAATCGCGCCACCAGTCAGCCTGGCTAGTTTTCATAAACGTTTTTTCTCCATCATCATTGATAAAAAACCACTCGGGCAGGCGCGCGGGCTGGATTCTTAGCTTCGTCCATGTGTTCGGCTCCACTGCAATAATCCGGTGGAGCGTGTCGAACTTAATCCGGTTAATGTCGCCATGGTCGTAGGCGTTGACCATTTTAGAGTCCCCCACCAGCGACTCCTCCAAGTACATCCCGCAAATGATCCGGCTCACAGCTTCCCATGGGTGCGAGTGAAAATGCCGCTCGCTGTCCTCCGTTAAAAAGCGGTGGTAAACAGTTTGCACGCCGTTTTCGTCGGTGCCAGCGTAGTACCGCTGCACATAGTCGCGACCGTTTATTTGAATGGTCTTCATCGGCATTTTTTTGGTAAATTCCATCATTTCATCGTGACTCATTTTGTTGGCTCCGCTGGAGAAATTTCGATAATTTGTTTTATTATTGTTTTCCATCTACTCCACCACTCCAGCGCTCCTGAGTCCATTTTAGAAATTTCATCATCGCTAAAATTAAACCACTCCCTGAGTGTGAATC